ACATAGGATCGCCTATGCACAATAAAAACTCACTGGTTATTGCAAATGCGTGATAAACTCCTTAGCAAACTTCTATATTTATAGCGAAAGAAAATGTTGAATATCATTATCAGCGGGTGCTCTTTGGGCCCCATCGTCCTGATAGAGAGATTCCCTCTTATCGCTTACACGCAAAGCAAACGAAAATGCGCCACTAACAAAAGCGCAAAAAGATAACATACTAGTGGGAGGCTACACATGGACGGTAGCATTTGTGTCCTTTTACAGGACCTCCCGACACACTTTAATTATTATTGCCTAACTTGTACCCTAGGCACATGGGTGTAGTGCTCACCACAGCTTCCTTACAGTGAAACGTCCAGCTCGAGGGTTCTCTCAACAGCCTGTTTTGCTTTTTCAAAAGCTTCTTGATTTTGTTTGAGCAGTGGGTAGAGGTCCCCGTAGTAATTGTCCTTTATTGCCGACATTTGAAAATAGTTTTTCTGGGCCTCCAGTACTTGGGACATTTCTTCCAATGTTGCCAGGACAGCATTTTTGGCGATCTGGTGAGTTGCTCGAGCCCGTTGGGCGATCTGGTCATATTTATCTGCCGCAATGGGCCTCGCAGAGAGGTCTTCAAGCCTGTCTCGATAATTGGCTGCAAGCCACAGTAGAGGAGTAAGTTGGTCTGGATCGACAATTGGGCTTGGGCCGCTTGATCCGCTTCTTCCAGCGTCTGCCATTCTGTAGACATGTAAGTGATTAGCCTAGATAAAGAGTCAGCTAATACATTTTGTCTACCATCTATATGTTCAAAGACAATTTTAACCCCTGTTCCTGTGATAAAGTCAGCGAAATTTAACCACCTAACTCTAGACGGTTTATTTGTTGCTGACTTATTATAAAAACTGATGATGGCTTGGCAATCAGTTCTAAGGGTTATTTCTTCCTTGTCAAGGTAATGGATTTTAAGGGCATCTAAGGTTTCCATGCATGCAAAAATCTCAGCGTCAATCGAAGACTTGACTGTAGGAAATTTCCCATTTGCATAGGCACAGACTCGTTCTGTAGACCTTGGGTCTCCTTTAGCCTTCTTCCATTTGCACACTCCACCCCATCCAGTCATTGATCCATCTGTCTCTAGAACAATGTATGCTGATGCTGGTGCTATTTCCAGATCTGGCAGGTTCTGAATTTGGGCTTTTAATTCTTTTACAAGAGCCCAATCCGAAGGTTTGAACCTCTTGTCTCCATGTGGGCTTGTCTTCTCGTAGAGTGGGCCTAGCTTTGAGCCCAGATTTGGGATATAAGATCTTGCATAGTTTAGGATTCCGAGCCATGATCGTAAACCCTTCTTTTCTTGCAGATCTGCATCCTTGAAATTTGCTATCTTTTGGATTATATGGGGTTGTAATTTCAGCTTTTGCTTTCCAAGAACAGCACCAAGAAAGTAGACTTCGGGAACTGCAATCATCATCTTTGAAGGTGACAGGATTAACCCATGCTGTTTGCAAATGTTTAGCATTACGTGTAAATGCCTGTGATGGTCTTGTTCATTGTTTGAGAAGACTAAGACATCATCAATGTAGACAGCAATGAAATCCTCTGTTCCTTTGAAACAGTTGTCCATCTTTCGTTGGAAGAGAGCTGGTGCGTTCTTCAATCCAAATGGCATGACTAACCATTCGTACAGGCCTTGTGGGACAATAAAAGCTGTCCACGGGATTGATTCCTTTTCCATGGCAATCTGATGGAATCCACTTTTGAGGTCAAATTTGGAATAAATTTTTGAATTTCCAACCTTCTTGAGAATAGTGTTGATTCCTGGGAGGCTATATTGGTCTTTGTATGTGTTATCATTCAACGTTCGATAATTGAAGACCATTCGCTCTTTCCCCTTTTGTTCTTGGCCTGTAATGGGATCCACAGTAGTGCCTGATTTGACTATCATAGCCATAGTGCGGTGTCGGCTGCTACTTTCACGAATAACTCCAAGCTTTAATAAAGCATCAATGTGCTTTTGAAATGTCTCTTTTAGAGCTGGCGTGACGTGCTTGAGTGGAGGATCTTGTATGGTGATATCTGGGTTAATAATGTCGATGTGACACTTTAGTTGATTTTTCTCCCAGTGTTGTAGCGGATTATCACCAATATACCCTTGCTCCTTGAGCCTGTCCAAAGTTCCTCGATATTGCTGTAGAAACTTTTGATTTGATGGAACGGCACTAAAGAGTGATAATTCTGTCATGACAGCAGCATCTAAGTCTTCTTCCTCTTGAATGCATGGTCCTGCTGACATGGTGGTTTCTATTGTGGTCAGTTGCTTGTAGAATGTCACCTGGTTTCCTTCAATTCGTATGCCTCCTTGCATGGCACGTACGAAATTGCACCCTATGATCATCTGAATGCCATCTCCAAGATTCATATTGAAGCTATATGTGAATGGGATTTTGAACTTGTTCTCTCCTATCTGCATTTGTCCACCCTTCAGCTTCCAATTGGCTGCTTGTCGCGAATTAACTCCATTGAAATATACAGTGTAGGAGTTTTCTTCTAAGGCATCTTCTGGGACTGAGCCTTTATCAATGCAGCATGCTGTTGCTCCTGTGTCTAGGATAGCACTGACAGTGAAAGGATCCATAGTTGGGATGTGGAATGTGACCTTCATGTTGAATAATCGATTTATCATTCGCTTTGGATGGTATTCCTTTTGATCAGTGGATGCTCGGCATACTACGTATTCACCCAAGTACTGAATACTTTCTCTGCCTTTATCATGTATTTCCAGATCTTCAAGATCTTTTAACAGTTCAGCATCGATTTCAACATCACCGACATCTTCTCTTGGACGTCTTTCTGTTGCTGCTCGTAGCTCTGCTTTAAGCCTGTCATTTTCTGTTTGGAGCCAGGTCACATATTGCAAGAGTTCGCGTAATACTGGTTTCTCGTCAAACTCCTTTTGAACTGGTGGTCCAGGCGTGATGTGGACTTGTAGATAATAGTCAGAGCACATTGGGCAGGCTGTGACTTTACATTGCGTACAATGTATTCTCATACGTTTCTTCGTATTATACTTGCAAAACAGGCATCTGATGTATAATACGTCTACGTCTTCATTCATCTGCCATTGATGCACGCAATTGAGTATTTCATCTGATACTTTTATCTGTACCCTACTGCCTTCAGGTGCACCAAGCATAAAAAGTCCTTCAATGCCTGGGAATTCCAGTGTCGCTGCTTGGCATTGTTGCTCTGTGGATGTTTCTCCTTCCGAGACGCTACAGATAGCATCACTGTCTGGTTCATTGAGATCCACGGATACAATGTCGTAGTCTTCTGGTAGGTCTAGCTCATTTAGCATAGCTACTCTTTCTTTGTTACCGACATTGTTGCGACATTCACGTGCAAAGTGTCCTTCTTTCCCACATATAAAGCATTTGCACTTCTTTACACGTCCTCTGTCATGCTGGTACTTCTTTTTAATCACTCTGACATGTGATTTGTGAGGCTTTCCTGAATAATTTTTTGCTTTGCGAAGCCCATACTTCTTTCTTGGGCCGTAATATCCAGGAAGGGGTATTTGACTGCAGAAGGCCAGGTCCTTGAGTCCTCGCTGCAATTGGGCTTGCTTACACATTTCTGCTAGCTCTTGGTAGGCGAAGTGTATTCGTGGGAATACACCTATTGTATTGCCAGGGAAGGCAGCATTGTATTTTTGCTCCAAATGTTTACCAATAAGAGTTGGCATTTTGCGGAAGAACTTATCCGATAACTCAGAGTTGATAAATAGTCTTCCTGTTTTTGCTGATAAGACCTTGTATCTGTTCATGTACGGAATTAGGTCCTTCATATGCTCACAGCTGAGCCTTTCAAGATCGAGATACGCCTGGTCCCGTTCAGCAGTTGATCCAGTAGCTGGATCCTCCAAGGTGATTATCCTTCGTATTTGTGAGAGGATATTTTGAGTATCATCACCTATAGCTATCAGCCGTTGATACTGATCGGGATACATCATTCTCCATTGGACAAACAGTTTCTTTTCAATTTCTCCGAGAAGGTTCTCAATGAAATTGATTTTTGTTGTGACGTCACCCCATACTTTGGAATCTACAAGATTTGTTGTGATTGACTCCCATCTGCTTATGACGTCATTGTACATCCCGATGTCGTCAGGAAGTACTAACATGGCCCCAGCTATTTGTTGGGCAGAAGGCAGTTGCCATTGTTCACCAGGGATTCCTCCTTGAAAACGGGCTCGGCCCGCATTCCTTGTTGCATAGTCAGGTACAGCCCATGGATTTGGCATATTGGGCCTAGCTGTTGCAGGAGGGTATTGTGGGGGACCCATCATAGTGTCTTCTGGTGGATTGTACGGAGACATAGCGATCGTTGTGGATGATGAGGCTAAAGCTGTTTCGGCAGCTATCAGTTCTATGGGTCTAAACTTTGGATAGTTTGACCAGTCATCATCGTCATGCAGCATTGCTATTGTTTGATCTGTATTGATGTCAAGGACTTCTGTTCCAGTTGACTCATCATCAGGTATTGTTGGAAGGTGATAAGCCTCCTCTATTTCGTGATCATTGATGGATGTGACTTGGATCATCATTGGGTTGGGTCCTTGAGATTCAGCTGTTTCTGATAGATCAGTGTCTAACCATGCATCCCAATCTGGTGGTGGTGTAAACAGATCATGCTCTAAGAAAAGATCCTGGTCAGGATCATAAGATAAATCATGACCAAATAAGTCGTGCTCGGAAAATAGTGCATCATTGTCGTCCAGAATTTCATTTTCAGCACGAGTGGCGGCGACACAGTGTTCCCCACCACCTTCCGGGGGAACCAGAGGTTCATCAAAGTCAGGACCCCAAGAAGCAGTCGAAGGGTCAGGAACAGGGTCCAGGTAGGAGGCCGGCGGTTGATACGATCGCCAGAAAGCTTTGGGGCAGTTACCACTGCGATTTTCTTCCCAAACTGCATAGGAAGGGCGGGGATCCGTGGCCCAAACATGGTCAGGTGGACCGAGATCGGGGAGAGGCCCGTCACTAGTAGTAGACTCAGTGTCAGAGTCAGAATCAGAATCGGAGCTGGTATCGTAAACAGGATCAGGAAGGAGATATTGAGGGTCACCAGTAAAGGTGAGAATGGCTAGGAACTGTTCAGAGTCCTGATCATCAGGAATCTCAGGGAGATCATGTGAATCAACAGGAGGTAATGGGCGGTCAGCGGTGGATGTATAACCATCGGAATGAGAGTGACACACCACCATCCAGGGGTGATCGGGTTTCCACCCGGGTTGGATTATGTGGTCCGCGTCGTTGAGAAGCTTTTAAGATCCATCAGCGGCCCTGTAATTCTTCTGTTGAATATTTGGTACCTGGAAGAGCCAAAACGCCATTGCTAGCCAAATAGTCAGCAACATTCTGAACATTATATTCGAAATTCGTATTGCTGGTGTTGGTAAGACGCCCTATGACCATACGAGAAATAAGAAGGTTGCTTTCACCTCCGCGCCAATCATCATAACCATGGGTTTGGACTGAAATTTCAACCCAGTTAGCAAAATCATTGATGGTCATCATGATATCAGGGACCACGTAGGCCATTTGTGTCCCTGTAGTCAGATCAACTTCCATGGTGGCAATAATTTGTCTGTCGCCACCCCATCGTGTATCACGAAGAGTAACTAAAGAGTTAACTCCTGCATCACGCCGGTGTTGAGCATAGACTCGGATCATGACTAATCCGATATGGATATGACTGTAACCTTCCTGAAGTAGGCGGTGATGACTTTGTTCAGACACAAGGGGGAGATCTACTTGTTGATCTCCAACACAGAGTATATCCTCCTCACTGTAATGTTGATACACTCGATGTTGAGTAGGGTTCATGCCTGTTGAATAAAGGATTTCTGCTGGAACCAATTCTGTACGTCTGGAGCGAGACAACTGAAGTTGTTCTTCTGGGTTTAGTTGAGTCTCAATCGTCCTCCTGTATCTGCGATTGTTGGCAGATAGACGCCTCTGTAAATTGTACAAGCGCCTTTGATTGGTTCTATATCCTCTGATTTGATCTTCAAAGTTGGCCGTCCTTCGATTAGTTCCTTCTGTTGTCCGTGGTAGGACTGCTGGTGGTCGTTCTGTCACCGTCGTAGATCCAAACCTGCTAGATCTACTCATTTTCGTGCCTTTTCTCTATCTAGGATGTCTGAGGGCTTCTGATAGACGTACAAGACACCTTTCTTCTTTGGAATGGCGGAATCTGCTCCGTCTACTTTCAATCCTGCAAGTTTGTTAGATAAATCCGAGATGGATTGCTCAAGATTTTCTGGAGCCTTTCCTTTTAACACTTGCTGTTGGAGTTGCTGGACCTGAAGCTGCAAAAAATTAACTTTTTCAGTTAATTCTGTGAGAATAACAAGAATGGTGTTATTCTGTTTTGTTACTGCTCCCAAGCTGGCCAACGTGTTTCTGTATTCCGCAGGTCTTGCGAAGCCAACTGCTGGTGCTTCGATGGATTCTGTAGCTGCAACCGCGTCTTTATATGACTGTTTTTCAGCGGTATATGCCCAAGATGTCATCCACCAATGAGTGTTTTGACTTCGTGCAGTAAAGATTCAACTTTGCGCACTTGTATTCGTAAATCTTCCGTGAGCTTTACGGCTTGTTCTTCCACGAGTTTTGGTTGTTTTGAGATTTCAACCACTAGCTCTCGTATTTCTGACTTTGACAAGGGTTTAGAAGAATGGAACTCTTGCTCAAGGCTGGCTATATGTTTTCGTAATTGGACAATTTCAGACTTAAAGGAATGATTTTCTTCAAGGATTTGTTTAAACTGTTTTAAACTGACTTTGGCAAAGAGACTGACTCGATCATAAATAACAGCTATATTATTATGCAAAAGAGATAAAGTAGGTTTTTGAGATGATGCAAGGTCTAAATATTCAAGATTTGCAGTAGCCGATTCTTCGTACCACTTCTTAATAGCGTTTTCAAAGCGTTCTGACATACACTGTGAACAGGTGAGTACCTCACACAAGGGAAATCTAGTTACAAGCACCTCCTATGCTCTCGCCTAGATTTAAAGCCTTGTGACTTTTGCTTAACACAACAGTTCACAAAATATGCAGAATAACAAAGAAAACGTTTTGAGATGAGGTAAGAAAGAAGAAGCTAAGAACAAAAGTACTGAAGAACTAACCTTGCTCTGATACCA